TAAAGTAAGAGTAGTATCTTTCTGCAACTGTGTCAACTGTTTTATTAAATGCAACAAGTACCATTAAATCAGCATCACTAATAGGGTCACCAACATTTAAATCACCACTTAATCCTGTTACATCACCAACTGCAATTTCTTGTTTAGAATAAGCAGCAGCAGTAATTAAGTCTTCTCCATCTGCATTAATAGAAGCTACCATAAGTTTTACAACTTCATTTGGGTCTCCACTAAAACAAGTAAAGCAATTATCACAAGCTCCTGTTGTAATACCATAAGTTTTTGCAAACTGATTAAAACCTTGAGTACGATATAATTCACCATTTTTAAACTCAACTTTTAACAAGAAATCTTGCTCACAATTAGCATTAGTTCCTGGGTCAATCTTTACAATCTTAGGTCTTGAAGCAGACACTGTTTGATAAGTGTAAGTGTTAATTTTTCTTGTTTGAATTACATCACCTGTAGATTTACGTACTTTAGGAATCATACTATTTACTGGTGCACCAATACCTAAAGCAAAAAAGATTTCCCTAATCTTACCTAAATCAGCTGCTGAAGTAGTTTGGTCAATTGATAAGCCTGTGTTGGCATCAAAAATTCCAATCATACCATCAGCTAATGTAGAAATAGCTCTATTTTTTGGACAAAGGTCTGTACCTGTTTTTGCAGGAAGAACCGTTGTTATATCATTTGTTCTTGACATCTATTTTAATATTTTAAAATTACGAATTTAATATGTTTAAGTTACTTCTTAAATTATCTACTTGTGGATTACCTGAATTTAAACTAATAGAACTCAGCTGTACAGCAATATCTACTATGTATTTATGTGTATTTTCAGGTAGTATACAATTTTCAGTTCCTGTTAAAACTGTTCCATTAAGTCTTGTGTAAGTGTTGTTATTGTACCCTTCTGCATTATGTATAAAACTATGTTTTTTAATATAAGTTACATTAAGGCTATTTACTGTAAATCCTTCGCTATAAGTTTTGATACCATTTAAATCAAAAGTTATATTAACTTCTCTCCATTCAAAACTTGATTTACTAAAAGCAGTATTAAAATCATCATCATGCTGCCTTACTACTGTATTACAAGATTTATTTACACAAGTTTCTTTAGTACAATCAGCTACAGATTTAACATAATACCAATAATCAGTAGGTATTAAAAAGTAATCTCCATTTTTAGTAAAATCAGCTTTAGTAACTAAAGGTCTAATTTCTTCAGTAATTCTAGTGGACTTTTCAAAACCATTTATATTAACATCTGATTTTCTTGGAAAAGCTGTATTTTCAACATACAACTCTAAAGCTAAATTTAACACATGGTCAATTTCAGGTATAATAAGATTCCTATTTCCTTGAGAATCAATCTTATTAAATTTAGATTTAAAATCATAATGCATTTCCTGAATACTCATCTATTTTTTACCTTTAAGATTGTTTATGATTTGAATTTTTAAAGCTTGATTTTTATCATCTTTAAAAAATGAAGTAACTTCTTCTGTGTCATGTCCTACAAGAGTTTCAAAGTAATAATATCCACCTTTTTTACTTAATAACACATTAAAGTAAATAGCTTCTTTTACTAAGTTCTGAACTGCAACATATTCTTTATCTTGTTTTAAATGTTCAAATTTAGCTAAAACCTCTTCAGGTTTATCAGTAATTAATTCATCCATTTTTACATCAAGAAAATCATCTGATAAATCTTTGGCATAAATTCCTCCAATAAGAAAAGCTACCATATTTTTTTCATTTCTTGTTGCTGCAAAACTAGCTTTAAGAGCATTGTTTTTAATTGTCACTTTAGTAGCTTTTACTGCCACTTCTTCTTCTTCACTGTAAATGTAATGTGTAGCTTTAGGATATAATCCATTTTGATAATCTTCTAAAGAATTAGCTACTTGTGTAGAAGCTTTACAAATCCTATATCTAAGAAAATCTAAAGTTAACTCTGTATCTAAAATTACAGCAGTTCTTTTTAAAGTGACAAGAGCTAACTTACTATCCCAAAAAGGGTGGTCTTCACCAGGATAAAAATCTAAATTTAAATTTTTACCTGTTCTTTTAGAATACTCTTTAATTTCTTCTTCACTTAATTCTACAGCATACCTCATAGTTCTTGTATCACACAAAGGAGTAAAATTAGTATCTCTACTAAAGTCTTTAGCTCCACTGTGACCATGCCATTTTTCTTTTACAATTGGTTCAATTTGTACTAACATATTTATTTTATTTTATATAATATTTGTGGCAAAGTTTACCTATGCCACAAATATACAACTTTTCTACAAATTTAAAACGTATAAATAAACTTTATTTATTGACGACTTAAAATAAGCTCTCCACATTTAGATACATCTTTGATGTGTAAACCTCTGTGGTCAGAAACATTCATAGAGTAGTATTCTCCTTCATGTGCTGAACTACCACCATTCTTAGGTCCTAAGTGAGATAAACCACCATCAACATACCAGAATTTGTAAGCATTCTTTTTCTTAACCATTTGAATATTAGACTCTCCAGCTTCACCTGATAAATCTAAGAAAGTAAATCTCATAGATTCTTTAGGATAACCTGTTACAGGGTCAATTTCAGAGTTAATACTTCTGTCATCATACAATGGATTATGATTTAATTTTAATACAGCACCATTAGCCATTCTGTATTCAGTAAACTGATAACCAAATGCTAAAGAATTTTGATGCATTGGAGATGCAACTTTAGAGCTATATACTTCTACATTTTTTAAGAAAGGTGAAGTAGCTTTTTCAATAGCTTTATGAAATTGAATCATACCATACTCTCCTGTCCAAGCTTCAATTTGACGAGATTTTCCAGGACTAACTCTTGAATAAAAGATATCCATAAGATACTCTTCAATCAATCTAGCACTTAAATTAGAATACTTATGTGTATGTGAATCTTCTAATTGTTCTTGGACTCCAGGAAAACTTCTAATCATTTCTCCTGTAGTATCTGCTACATTATCAGATTTACGGCTATACCATAAAGCAATTTCTAATTCTTTATACCACTGCTTCCAAAAAATAGTTTCAGCATAAGGCATCCAAGATTTAGCTTTAGCACCTTTAGCATTCATCAAACTTACAGCTAATACTTCTTCTGCTGCATAATCTGTAATCTTGTAAGATTTACGAAATTTAGATAAACGATTTCTAAAAGCTAAATTGTCAGCAAAAGTAACACTACCACCCATTTCAGCACCTTCACCATAAGTAGAAAACATTTTAATCCACTCTTGATTAGGTTGAAAATAAGCTTTAGGAACTCCTAATTGACTGTCATTGGTAACTAATTTTAAAGTGTAAATCCAAGAACTACCTTGAGCCATAGGAGCTGATTGAATTCTTGATTGATAAATTTTATCACCTCCAGCTGGAGCTAATACATCACCAATTTTAAAATCACTACAATCTAAAGCTAATTTGTAAGAAGTATTATAAGTACCAAATACAGCAGCAGTTGGATTAATATTCTTAGTTACAACTCCAGGTTTACGTGTAGCACCTTTCATATTCCATTCCCATTCCAAACCACCAATCTCCTTTTGAGTTGAAGTAGTTTTCATTAACAATGCAGTTAAAGGATTTTCTGAATATACTTGACTAGAAAACATTTGGTCCATAACCTCACCAAATACTTCAGGCTTTGCTTTTAATGACTCACCTAAGTGATTAAGCCTTGTCATATTACTATGCCATGCTTGTTTTTTGATGGCAAGTTTGCTAATATTAGCACCCATATTATTCTTTTTTTAATTAATTATTTAAAATAAGTCACTCACAGATACAAACTTAGGTTTCTGTGAATTTATCTTTTCTACTATTTCTTTTTTACCTTTAGTTGAAAACTGTTTGCCAATCTCCTCTAAATTAAAATCATTACTGCTCAATAAAGCTAAAACTGCTAATTTGTCAGGGTCTTGAATAGCTTTTAATATATCTCTATGTACTTGTGGCATTTTTCTTTTGTCTTCACCTAAAATAGGTTTAGTCATATAGCTTTTTAATTCTTCTGCTTTGTTTTTGTTAATTTTAATACCCCCAATATTATTAGTATCTAACAGAGTATTAATACTAGTAATAAATTTTTTATCTTCTTCAAGAGCTTTACTAGCTCTTTCTTTATTAGCTACTTTAATATTATCTCTACCACCTTTTTCTTTATTTTTCCAAGCACTAAATCTTTTTTCTCCAAAACTATTTAATTTACCTGCATCTTTTAAAGATTTAATTTGAGCTTGTGTGTCTTCATCATCATATCCTAATTCATTAAACTCTTTGTTTAAAAAAGCTTCCATTTTATCATCAGGCAATTCATCATAATCATAAAAATCTACTTTAGAATTATCAATGTTGGCAATGTAGCTTTCCATACTACCACCTTCCATTACAAACTTATTTAAATCTCTTAAATTTTGAGGAAGTTTACCTAACAATCCTTCTACACTTTTATTAGCAGCTCCTTGAATTACATCTTGTAATAATTCACTTTCTTCTTCATCAGATAACTTAGATAAATCAATTGCATTACCTTCTTTATCTTTTAAATCAAGTCCTTCTGTTAAACCTAAAGATTCAAGTTTAGATAAAATAGATTTAGTATTTGAGGAAGTTCCTTCATCATCATTTTTTACAGGTTCTTCTTCTCCAAAATCAAAATCTTCTTCGTTTTCTGTTTCAACTTCTTTTTTATCTTTATCTTCTTTTTCAGGCTCTTCAGGAGTACTTTCAGGTTTACTATCTTCTGTGGGGTCAGAGAAATCAAAATCATCCCCTACTTCATTAGTAAATAGTACTTCAAAGTTATCTTCTTCCATTGGTTGTAAATTTAAATATTATTTATTAATTATCAAATTGTTTTAAAACTATTACTTATTGATTATTTTACTGTTTCTTATGTCATTGTTCACTTTTTTCTTTTCAATATCTACTTTTTCTTTCTCAATAGCCAATTTACCCTCTTCAATTTCCACCTTAGCTATTTTAGCTGCCATCTCT